CCAAGAAGAGTTGATGCGCTTGCGCCCTTTGAGATTAAATCGTCCTGGACATCGTTAAACTCTACGATGAATCTTTCGACTGTGTACTTCATCTTAGTCTCTGCGTCTGGGGCTAGACCTTCGGCGTCCCTAAGGAATCGAACGTACTCATTTAGGTTGATCTTTCGACCAAATGCGTATGTCCCGTTCTTGTATGCGTCAGCGTAGGCAGAAAGCTCTTTATTGATTGCGTCTGTTCTAAATTCGATCAGCTCGGCCTGCAGTCGATCACGCTCTGTAGTCCCTGCAGGGAACGCTGCAATTGCCTGTGCGTACCATGCCTCTACTGCAGCCCTGTCAACAGGCTGGCCACCGTAATCGGCGTCGTATGAACGAGACGCCATGTTCGCATCGAACGCAGCAAAAAGAGCGGCTTTTCGTGCCGCGTTCTGCTCCTTGACAAGGTTATAGATTAGGAGAGTGAGGTCCTGGTTCCCAGATGTAGCCCTGCGGAACCGGGCACGTCGCCTATTGCCAATTCGGATAGCCATTACTCTTCACTCCCATTCTCGCCGAGTACCGACTCCTGAGGAAGCTCCGCCCCAGCCTCTGAATTGGCCGGTAGAGATTCCGCCGGTGCATTCGCGGCGTTCTCAAACTCTGACATGCCCTCCGGGGCTGTGGTTGGTGGGTTCAGCGTCCTGAACGCGTTCAATGACTGCTCCTGTGCCTGAAGCTGCTGCTGAGCCGCGGCCTGTTGGCCTTGAAGCTGCTGCATCTGAACTCCCTGTGCCTGGAGCTGCTGGAACGTTTGCAGCAGGTTGGCCATTGTCAACACGGCTGCAGGATTGACGGTTGCGTCAGTCTGCTCATCGCGGATGATTTCCAGCTCGCCTTCTGGGTCCTCAACGCCCACGCGATCCATTGCGCGTTCTGCGCTCCAGATGCGGTTCTGAACGAGGTTGATTGCAGTCTGAGCCAGCTCAAGCGTATCTCGAGGCGTAAGCTCAGGCGGAATAATGTTGAGACGAACTTGTCCGTCAAGGATTGTGCGGACAGAGGCATCTTTTGCTTGCCACACGGCTGCAGCCATCGACCAGACGTCCTTGATCCACTGGTAGAACAGCTTGCGCTTAGGCGCAATGCGAGACTCGTAGTTGGCGATGAGCGAAGCAATCGCCTTGGACGATCCGAGCACGCTGGTCGGAGCAAGTCCAAGCAGGAGGTCGTTTAGCCCTGTGACTACTGCGATTTCGCGGTCGATTCGCTTGTTGTAGTCTTCGATCTGGAACTGCGGAATGTATGGCTGCAGGGCACGGATCTCGTTCCCTGGTCCAGGGGCAGCCACCTTGTTCGGCTTTGGAAGTGCGCTTGGTGGAACTTCGTCCGGCGCCTCTGGGCCTACGAGCTGCCACATCTGTCCTCCGACCACAGACTGAATCATCTGTGCCTGGTTGGTGATGCGCTCGTCCTTCTCGCGGAGCAACTGCTCAACATCATAGAGCTCAGGCTTCCCGTACGGGCTGCCAGGAACCTTTCCGTTCTGCACAAGTACGTATGGGATTTTTCCCTCATACTCCGGATGTCGGCTGTGCTTTACTAGTGTGTTGCCAACGAAGATTGCATTCCACACCATAGGTGGCTTACCGGCTGATGTTGGCACCTTGTACCAATAATCATACACCTCGACCTGCATCTGCTCGTAGACGGTCTCGCGGCGCAGCGGGTTGCGTTCGAACTGGTTGTTGTATACATTTGCCAGAGGATCGTCGTGCGTCCCGGGTGTTGAGTACCCGTACCACTTCTCCCCCATTTTAACTGGGATGACGTCAATTCCGTAGTCTTCCTTAACTGCCTGCGGCGATAGGCCGTAGCAGTACAGGGCCCAGTCTAGCCTGGAGTAGTCAGAGTTACCAAAGCCTACGTATAGGTTTTCTGGCTGCTCTACGATCTTGATGACGGGAGTCTTTTCGTATGGGTCCCAGTAGATCTTTGCTGCAGTGTATCCATACAGGCTCTTGGTAAGTGCTGCGACCTCGAGCTTTAGGTCCATCTCCTGGTTTGCCCACCACGAGAAGAACAGGCGCTCGCGGTTAGCGGCCTCTGCTCGGGCCTCCTCGTCATTCCCTACTGGCACATAGTGTATTACCGGAGTTACTGCCTGGAGTGACGCTGGGATATTTACGTATGCAGGGTGTACGTTGACGGAGACGTGGGCGCGGCCCGCGAGGCGAGCGCTCGGGTCTTCGGCCCAGTGGTCTGCACCGCCGAGCGTGATAGTGTCTGGATGGTACATCCTGTCGAATCGGCGGAATACAGCGCGGAGTCGGTTCTGCTCAGGCTCAAGCTGTTGCTTGCGCATAAGAACCTCACCGTAAAGCTTGAAGTCCTCCTGCTCCTCCGGGACAAGTGCCTGTGTCTCGAAGAACGCACGGAACATCTTGATAGCGGCCGCCTGGTCATCGGTCAGCTTCTCAAGCTGTACTGGGGTGTAGTTCTTGCTGATCTTCTTGACTTTGCCGCCGTACGAAATGTTGACGACAGACGGCGATGTCTCGATTACACCAGTTGAAAGTGGGCCATCGTTTCGTGGGCCCTTTGGCGCTTGTCGGCGAATTTCCTTGGCAATCTGAGCAGCGGTCTGCGTCTTGATGTTCTTGCCAGCTCGAGGCATACCCTCGACAATTACTTCGCCCTTTTGACGACGACGCGCCTTGTCCAGCGCATCGCCAATAGCCTTAATCTGTTCTGGGGTAGCGACATCTGGGTCAGTAGTGTACTGACCAGGTACGCCCTTTCCATCTATGAACGAGCGTGGTACGCCCCTAACCTTTGCCATTACTCAGAAGCTCCAAAGTAGGAGAAGGATGTGTTGGCAGCAGCCTTCTCGGGATTCCTAATTGCATATCGAACAGCTATTGCGAGGGCCATGACGGCATCTTGCACTATTCGCCTGTCTTCAAGCTTATAAGCAAGCATTTGCCTTCTCAGGTCCTCCCATACTCCGCCTCGAGGGAACTTTAGTTGCCCTCTGTCTATTACTGCCTTCAGGTCGTTCAGAAGCTCTAGCTTCTTCGACTTCGTGCCACCGAAGTCGAAATCCCTGAGTGGCTTGATTATCGAGAACTCCTCCTTGAAGAGCTTGCCGCCCATCCCGGTGGAGTCTACGATGGTGGTGCACTGTGCACCTGAGTTGTATAGCAGATGGCCCTCGCGGACCATGTTCACGACTGCTGTGATTGTCTGCTTTCCGCTTCTGCGTCGAGCACGTACTCCGCGCATCGACTTGCGAGCTGTAATATCGAGTGTGATCGCCCATGTTGCGTCGGATGAGATGCCAGGGTCACAACCCTGGACGTAACGGTGAGCCGACTTTGGCGCTTCCTCGAATTCAATCGCGCTATCGAAGCACGCCTCTACGCCTAGCGACGAGAAGAATGCCTTGCGGGACTCGATGAAATAGCCGTCCACGTTTTGGGGAATCAGGTATTCTGCCTGCTGCCGAACGACTGCGTCGAAGTCTTGCTGCCTCAACCCGAAACCTATGTTGTCTCTGGTTGACATCCTGAAGCTGATAAATTGTGGGTCCCTGCTCGGGTTTTCCGGGTTGCCCATCTCCCACAGGTCCGAGTAATCGTTGTACCCCTCCGTTGGGGTCCCGATGAAATGCAGGGGCCCCCCGGTGGAGAGGCGTCGAAGGTTGAGGACCTCTTGGTAAATTGTCACTAGGTGGGGTTCGAAAGCCGCCTCGTCGAACGATATCCCGTTCATGTCCTTGCCCAGGAGAGCCTTCGCCTTGTCCTGGGTCGTTCGGAAGTGGATGCTGGCCCCTCCGACTATTGGACTGAACTTCACCCATAGGTATTCACCCCGGTACTTCTTCTCAAAGTCGGCAACCTTGCCAAGCTCTTTTGCTAGAGGGCATCCCGCACCAGACTGCGCTGGGTGGGCTCCCTGCAAGATCATAGAGATCTCGCGATGAACGAGCTCAGCTGTTTCTTGCTGGATTCCGACGTGATACCATTCATACGGATCGCTAATCCACCTCTGAGCATCTTCGCGATTGCCAGGCGTTGGAGGGCGTATGCCGAGTTTATAGAGCGCATGATGGAGACAAACCACCGCCATTGCGAGCGTCTTCCCGGCACGGTTGCCAGCGGAAACTGCGGTTGTGAGGTACTTTGGCCTGAACCCGTCATCTGCACGCTCTGCACAAGCGCTCCACCATCGTACCTGCCCTGGGTTGCCCTTGATACCGAGCCACCTAGAAGCAAAGAACTCGATGTCACTGCGGCCACGAGCCAGATCGTTAGCGGTTTCTGCATTAACGCTTTTCAATCTTTCTTCTTCTTGTTCTTGAGCCGCTCGCTCATCTTGGCTGCCTTTGCCTTTGCATCGGCCTTGCTGCTTGCGCCCCATGCCTGCAGGCTAAGTAGTAGTCGAGTCGGTCGGCCCTTCTCGTCTCGTTCCGGACCAGGCATGCTGCCCATTCTGGCTAGGAACGAAGCCCTTCGCGGGTTATCCCCACTCTTGACTGGTGCCTTTAGCGTCCCGCCGGTCTGTGCCTTGTAGGATGCCCTACCTCTTGCATTGAGGCCGCCCTTTGGGTTCTGGCCTTCTTTGCGTTGCCACGCTGCTGTCCTAGGCAATTGACTCCTCCGTAATCTGCTCCGGCTCTATCGCCGTAGCTATACCTTCCACTACTGTTGCCCCGCCAAGGATCGCAGCTAGCGTCATCGCCAGGTCGCGATCTGAACTCTTCTCTGATCGCCTGTCGATTATTTCTTGAGCCCGCAGGCCCTCTGAGAGTGTCGGGACCAGCTCGCCAGAATCAACTGCAGAGAATGCGTAATCCCTGACCAGCT